CCAGCCTCGATCAACTCCTCGGGAACGTGGAGCTACTCCGACATCCGCGCCGAGGCGTGGAACCGTGCTGGCTCAGTCCCCACTCCACCTACCCCCACACCACAGGAGGACGAGATGGCCACGGTGATCCTCGCCGTCGAAGGACGCAACGCCCAGTTCATTGGCCAGGGGCCGCTGCTGGCTGATGGGAACGTGCACAACCTGTTCGTCACGTGGTTCGGGCCAGGTCCGGACAGTGACTTCCTCAACGATCACCGCGCTGCGCCCGACACCAGAATCCAGCCGATCACGATGGAGACGCTGAAGCGGGACATCGTGTTCCTCGGCAACCCGGAAGAAATGAATGACTCGACCGGCCGATGGGCGGAGTCGGACTTCTACCGAGTCATCCGCTCGTAGATGCGCCGCCCGGCCTGGTCGTGGGCCGGTGCAGCCATCCTGGTTCTCGCTGTCTGCCTCGGCGGTGGGTGGGCGACAGCGCTGATCATCTCGTCGTCAGCGCGCACCCCCCCGATCACCGACTCGACCAAAGACCTGCTGTCGTCAGTCGGCGGTGTCCTCGCTGGTGCGATCACCGCGTACATCGGTGGCTACATCAGTGTGATGCGCCACCGTTCATCAGACGATCACGATGATCAGCACCATGATGATGGAGCAGATGAGCACGGCGAGATAGGTGGTGACTCCGAACCCACCACCGGTGGGTAGCACAACCTCACTGTACGAGGAACCCCAAGCTGACAGCGGCCAATCCGGCAGCGACCAGCGTCGCCCAGAGGGTTTTCGCCCCGTACGCCAAGAAGGCGGCGATGGCGAAGACGATCAGGGCGACGAGGAAGCAGATGTCAGCGAACGTCAGGTGACCGTGACTGATCCCCTCTTCGACGAGGAGCATCAGCTGCGGCGTGACGGTTCGCGTTGACCTTCGTTCAGCCTCCCAGCATCGGACTTGTTCGACTGCCGTGCGGCGTCGTCGGCCATGCCTTCTGCGGTGGTCTGCTCCTCGACCGGGCTGGTCGTGATGTCGGCGTGGCCCGGCTCGTTGGCCGGGACCATCACGGTCCCGCCCTGACCGTCAGACGCGGGCACCTCGTTGATCGTCCGGCGCACCGGGATCTCTTCGCCGGTCTCCGGGTCGAAGAAACCGGAGTGCTCGTCGGCCAACTCGTCGTCCTCGCGGATCTTCACCCGACCGACGGGGATGCGCTCGCCGGGGGCGTCGTCGACCTGCGGAACCGGGGTCCCCTTCGCCAGGTCCTTCTCTTGGTCCTTCGTCTGATCCTTGGTGGTCATCGTCGACGCCTCCTTGTTCGGGCTGGGTTGTCAGTACCCAACATCATTGTCAGCTGGCCAGGATTGCCTGAGCCATCTTGCGCTTGCGGTCCAACTCGTCGCGGGCGGTGAACAGCTGGTTCTTCGCCTCGGTCTGGCGCTGCTTGTCCGACAGGGTGCGGACCGGGAAGCCGAGGTAGCGGGCCAACGCCTCGCCCTGACGCTGCTGATCCCCGCCACCACCGAGAGTCGAGGGGATCAACCGGGCCAGCTGGTCGATCGGCGGGACGAGACCGCGCACCAAGTTGGTGAAGTTGTCCGACACCTGCCCGGCCTCGTTGGTCTGATCACCGGGCAGCACCGACGCCAACGCGGTCAGCGGCGTGCCGATCAACCCGGACTGCGAGTGGTAGTCGGTCGGCCCGAAGTTGCGTTGGTAGAACGAGTCGCGCTTCATGGCGAAGTCGATCGGCGCGGCGAGCACCGGGTTGACGTTGCCGAGGAACGCGCCGGGACTGGTCAGCGACTCGACATCGGAGCCGATGCGGGTGAAGCCGAAGTCCGGCTGGAAGTACAGCGGCATCCCACCGATCTTGATGCCGGTGTTCCAGGTGCCCAGCTTCTGCCAGTACTCCGGGGTCAGCGGATCGTTGGGCACCGAGAAGTTCTCGACGGCATGGTCGTAGGCCCGGTACGCCGCGGGACTCATGAACATCTGAGTGATCTGCAGCGGCAGGTTGCGCGACATGAACGTCCAGAACGGGATGATCCGCTTCATGTTCTGGTCCAGCTGGGACACCTGGCTGTAGTCGAAGTGGATGCGGGTGATGCGCGACAGTGCCTGCTGCATCGACTCGCCCCGATCGATCGAGTTGAGTGCCATGCCCAGACGCATTCCACCTTCGATGCGTTGGCCGAGCGCCGCCGACTTGCGTGTCGCCCAGTTGTTGATCATCTTGTCGAGCACCCGCTTGTCGGTCTGCCCGAGCACACCGGTCTCGGTGTAGCGACCACCGGCACCGGATCCGAACACCGCGTCGAACGCCTGCTGGACGCGGCGTGGCTGGGCCTCGTACCAGGTCGACGGGTTGGCCTGGAACTCCTGCCACATCTTCATGCCTTCGATCTGGTGAGCCAGGCCGACGCCGTCGGAGGCGTTCATGAACAGACCGGAGAGCATGTTGCGCATGTGGAAGCCAGGCGTCAGCGTGGCGTAGGTCTTGAACAGGTTGGTCGCCTCGTTGAACCACCGTCCGAGCAGACCGGGGTTGTCGATCGCACTCCAGGTGTTCTGGAACATCTGGCGCAGCTGACGGTCGATCAGCACATCACCGACTTCGGGCAGTCCGTCGTGCAGCAGCGACCAGCCGTTGCCCAACCCGGCGACCATCACCTTGCCGAAGTTCGGGTCGGTGCGTGCCGCCCTGGCCATGCCGTTCATCGTGTTGACCGTCATGTCGTGGCCTTCGAGGCGCTGCAGTTCGGCGCGGTGGTGGTGCAACATCGACTCGGTCGCCGTCCACGTCGGCTGGTCCATCAGCGGGTTCATGTTGGCGATCGCTTCGAGGTCGTCGACCACGCCGATCAGTTCGTTCGAGGTGCTGGCGTTCTTCGGGTTGGTCGACGCGGCACGCAGTTCGGCACGCAGTTCTTCCAGGTCGGCGCGGTACCGGGTCAGCTGCTCGCGGTCGAGCAGGTGCGGCTTCACTTCGGCCAAGGTCTGCAACCGGTTCTGGATGCGGGCCGACTCCGACGTATGGATGCCGACGGTGGTGTCCATCAGCTTCGCCGCTGCAGCACGCTGGGCTTCGAGGTTCTCCATCGTCGGAGCGAACTGGGCCTTCACGTCGGCGGTGGCTGCGGCACGCGCCTGCTTCTTCGCGCCGGGGATCGACGCGGTCTTCGCCTCGATCTCCGCGGTCATCGCTTCGACCTTGCGCTGCTGCTCGACAACACCAGCGTCCCGACCGGCGGCACGCAGCTGTTGCAACGCCTCGATCTCGGTGCGCTCCGGGTTGACCTCGCGCGCCAGGTTGGCGGGCAGTGGCTCGCCGACACGGCGGGTCGCGCCGCCACCGAATCCTTCGGCACCACGTAGGCGCCTGCCCGCATTGTCGGTGACGACGCGCTCGGGGTAGTTCAGTGCAGCCTGGCGGATGCGCTCGTACGCCTTGCGCTCCGGGGCGGTGGCCTCGTCGAGTCGCTTGACCCATGCCTCGTGCTCGGCGATGACCTGCGCGGCCTTCTCCTGTGCAGCGAAGCGACCACGCTGACGGAACTGCGCCTCCATCCTGGCGATCTTCGTTTCGACGGCCTTGCGCTCGGCGGCGGGGACGGTGTCCAGCGAATCCTTCAGCGCGTTGAGTTCCTGTCTGGCCTTGTTGTACGTACTGCCCTTGCCGGACATCTGTCCCAGCCGTAGACGCAGGGACTGGATGCGCTGTTGGGCGTCGTCGATCGCCTTCTGTGAGGCGAAGGTGATCTTGCCCTGGCGGTTCTTCTTTGCCGCGGTGACCGCCCGGTCGCGAGCTTCGAGCGCCTTGGTGTACTCGTTCGACAGCTTGGTGTACGCCGGGTCGATCTCGGTCGCTTCACCCAGCACCTGCCGGGCGCGCTCGACGGCCTCATCGGTGTGCGGCTGGGGCAGTGACGCCGCCTTAGCGTCCAGCGCGGCGCGCGCCTCGCGCACCGGGCGGAACAGTTCGTCGTTGCGTCGACGGATCTCGTCGGCCAGAGCACGCGGACCTTCACCGATCTTCGCTTCGGCCTTGGCGCGGATTCCTTCCAGCCACTTCAGGTTCTTGTTCAGCTGCTCCTCGACTGCGGTGGCACGCGCCTTGGCTGCCTTGCGCGCCGCCGCGTTCATCGCCTTCTCTTCGGTGCCGTAGCGCAGCGTCAGGTCATCCTGCACACCCTGGATCGCACCCTTCGCCCGACCGAACAGGCTGCGCCGTGAACCCAACTCGTGCTTCAGGTCAGCGATGTCCTTGTCGACGACATTGATCAAGTCGCCCATCTCCTGAGCGTTCTTCGGGGTGAGTGGACCGAGGTCGTTGAGCCGCTTCTGGTACTTGCGGATCGTCGTCGTGGCGTCCTTGATCCCCGCCTTCGATGCCACGCTCTCGTCGCGCAATCCCTGCATCATGTTGGTCCGCAGGTCGTACAGGTCTTTGACGATCGGCTCGGTGACGTTCTCGATCTCCTGCTCGACCTGACCGGTGTACTGCTTGGCTTCGCTGTTCTTGCCCTTGTAGAACGCGCGCACCTCGTCGGTCGCGTCGAGACCCTGCACCGGGGCGAAGAACTGGTTGGGGTCCGTCGGCGTCAACGGGTCCCCGGCGGCGAGGTACTGCGCGTGCACGTCAGCCGGGCTGGTCGCGTTGGCGATGATGTCTTCGAGGTTGTTGGCGAACGTCCGCCCGGTGTCGGCCGCCGAGCCGGGCACGATCGGTGCTGCCGCCGGGACCGGGGTGGTCGAGCCGGGGACATGCGGGTTGGCCTGCACCGCTTCCATCTGTCGCAGCGGGACGGACTGCTGGCGCAGCGCCGCGTCGTAGGCGGTGAGCGTGTCGGCCAGTTCGCCTTCGATGACGTGGGCCTTCGGTGATGCGGTGCGACCGAGAGCGAACATGCCGCCGGTTCGCCCGGCGTCACGAGCCAGCGACGAGTTGTATGCGTCGAAGATCTTGATCGGGTCGTCCATGTAGAACTTGCCGCTGTAGCCAGGGAAGTACGCCCGCAGGGTGGCGTTGTTGTTCAGCCCGCGGATCGTCCCGTCGTCGATGATCAGTTCGTGCCCCATCCCCGGCACCGGCACGAGGTTGCCGTTGGCGTCCTTCGTGACCGGTCCGACCTGGATGCGCTTGGGTGTGCCGTCGGCGTTGGGGGTCAGCACGCGGGCGTTGTCGAGGTGACCGCTGGTCTCCAACAGATCCTGGTTGCGCATCCCGTTGGCCCGCAGGAACGCTTCGGCGCGCTGCTTCTCCTCGTCGGTGCCCTTCTCCAGAACGCGGGCCAGAGTGCGGCGGAACTTCGGTTCGAGGATGTGCGGGACGTTGGTCGTCTCGTCACGCAGGTACTGCGGGTCGATCGTGCGCCCGGCAGCCTGCTCGTAGATCCCGAGCATCTTCTTGCCGAGATCGTTGAGCGGCTCCATGTTCGGTGTCGTCTCCGCCGCGTAGACCATCGCCTCACGCTCGGAGGCGTTCGTCTTCTTCATCGACGTCTTGACCGTGTCGACCAGGTCGCGGATGCCGAGGTTCTTCGCCCGGCCTTCGAGGGCACGCCCCTGGTTGGTCGCCCAGCGGTGCGCTGCTGCCGTCTCGAAGTCCCCGTAGCCGGTGCCGTTGAGGATCTTGGCGACATCCTCCGCGCCACGCACCGCACCCGACGGCAGGGGCAGCTTGGACAGTCCGGCGCGTGCCGCCAGCCCGGCGCGGGCGACCGGCGCGGTCAGCTTCTCGGTGCCGGGGATGATCAGGTTGGTGCCGTTCAGGCGCAGGCCGACCTTGTCGATGCCCATCGCGGCGCGCGCTTCGGGCGACATGAAGCGGAAGCCCTGACGCACACCCTTGGTCAGTTCGTCGCTGTACTTGGCCAGCGATGGGTCTTTGACAACCAGTTCAGAGACGAGATCGGCGCGGGCCTTCTGCGTGTGGGGCAGCACCGTCTTCACCGGGGTGTTCGCCTTGCGTGCTGCGTTTACCGCATCCATCGCTGCGTCGTGAGCAGCCTGGATGGCGACGTGATCTCCGGCCTTCTCGGCGGCACGCAGAGCGGTGATCGACTCGTCGGCCAGCGCCGCGGTGCGTGCCGCTTCGGCGATGTCGATGCCGACCCTGGTGCCGCCGACCGACACGTAGGTCAGTGGGTCGTGGGTGACGTCGAGAACGAAGTTGCGCGCCCCGGTCATCACCGGGATCGGCGAGTCCATGTAGATGTCGCTGGCCCCGTACGACTTGTCGCTGAACGGGTTGAGCCGTGAGGCGACCGACTGGTCGTCGTGGATCTTGGCCTGGTCCATGCCGAAGATGCCGCCCGCCAGCGGGGCGACCGAGTTGGCCACGTCGTTGCCGGAACCGAACGGTTCCGACAGGCGCCGCTCCACTGCGTCGGGCAGCAGCTTGACGCCTTCCTCCAGGCCGACGTTGACGAGGCGACTGGGCGCGCCGAGTACGGCCAACGGGTACTTGACCAACGGGTTCTCGACGACGTTGGCCAGTGTCCGCTTCCACGCGGGCAGGGCATCCATCGCCTTCTGCTGCGCCGCCTTCTGCGCGTCCTCCTGGTACTTCTTCTGTGCCTCCGGGGACACCTGGTACTTCTCGGCCAGCGCACTCCACGGCGACGCCTGCGGGGTGGCCTGCGCTGCTGCTCGACGCTGCACGTACTGCGCGGTGGTCTGCCGTCCGGTGATCGCCGGGGGCAGGGCACGCCCCGGCGAGTACACCTGCACGGCCGGACGTCCGCCAGCAGCGAAGGCGTCGAGGGTGCTCACTGGTAGCCGTACAGTCCGGCCGCTCGGGCGGCGAGGGCGCACTGGGCCAGTTGGTCACCGAGGCGGGTGCGACCCGAGTCCTGCAACTTCTTGGCCGACATGTACGCCATCGCCTGCTGGAAGATGGCGTCCGGTGCTTCCTGTGCCGCGCTGCGTGCCTGGATCGCCGCAGCGTTGGCCTTCCGTGCCGCCTCGGCGCGGATGAAGGCGGCCTTGACCATGTCCTGGTTCGGGGACGAGCCGAGCATGAACCCGGCGCCGAGATCCTTGGCCGACTTCGGCGGCTTCTTGTTGCCCTTCGAGTCGCCCTTCGCCTCGGCGGCGGGGACAGCGGTTGTCCCGTATCCGGACCACGGCCCCTGGTCGAGTCCCTCCGGGGGCGGCACGTCGTACAGCGACCTACCGGGGCTGGTCTCGGGGGCCGACACCGTCCCCTCGATCGGGAACCCGATCGGCTTGGTCGGTGCGGCCGGACCACCGAGCCACGTCGGGGGCGGGACGTCGTACATCGACCGGCCCGGCGACGGCTGGACCGACCCGCCGAGGTTCGATGGCTGGAAGTCGGGAGGCGGCTGGAACGGAGTGAATGGCTGACGGCCCGGCGCCATCGGTGGACGCATCCCTCCCTGCCCGGCAACGATGCCCGGTGCCCCGGTCGGCTGCCACGGCAGCCCGGTGGTCGGCAGCTGGTCGCCGCCCGAGCGAGGGCGGACACCCATCGTCCCGGCACCGCCACCTATCGGTAGGTCCATGACAGGCGCGGTGCTGCGCTGCGACGAGTCGAATGCCCGCTGCGTCGCGCCGTACACGTCCTGCTGGGTGCGGAAGTTCTGCAGCGCCGAGTCGGCCGCGGTCGCGGTGTTCTGCTTCGACTGCTCCCAGGCAGCGATCTCGGCCGGGTCGACCGGGGCGATCTGGTCGATGAACTTCGGGTCCGTGTACGAGTCGGTCGGCAGGGACAGGCCGCGATCGTGGTACCACTTCGCTGCCGTCGAGTCCTGGGCCTTCGCCCCGGCGTAGTCCAGTCCGGTGGCCGGGTCGGTGTACCCGGCGAGCGGGTCGGTGGCCATCTGCTGGTAGCCCTTGTCGGCCCAGTCGAAGATCTTGTCAGTGTCGACGGTGTTGACGATGTCCTTCAGGTCCGGGGCCATCATCGTGTACACCCCGGAGATCGGGTCCTTGACTGCCCGGCCGGGCAGCGAGTCGATCAATGCCTGACGCTGCGCCTTCTCCTGCGGTGTCGCCGTCGCCGTCTCCGGGGCGGTGATCGTGCGGATCAGGTCGGCCTGGGCCGACGCCGGGTCGAGTCCCTTGTTGAGGATGGCGTCGGCGATGTAGCTCTGCCAGCTGGCCCCACCGCTGGAGGCGTAGCGATCCAGCAGCTGCGCTCCAGGCGCCTGCAACGGTTGGCCGATCGGCTCGTACACCGGGTTGAACGCTTCGGCGGAGTACGCCCCCGGCCCGGCCTGCATCGCTGCGGCGTTGTCGATCAGGTACGAGTTGCGGTCCTGCAGGACGTTCGTCGTCGTCGACCCGACGCCGAGGTCGTACGGCTGGATCTGTCCCTTGGTGTTGCGCTCGACCGGTGCGGCACCCATGCCGAGAAGCCCGGCGGACTGCGGGTCCAACTCGGGGGCGTAGCCGCCCTGGGTCATCGACGGCGGCAGCGACTGGTCGGATGTCAGCGAGGTGATCGCCTGGACCACCTGGTTCTTGACGAGCGACGGCTGCCTGGAGAACCACGAGTTCCATTCGGCGCCGCCGATGTCCTGGGGCATGTCGTAGGGGAACATCAGGCCAGCCCCATCCCTGCGAGATCAGGGAAGTTCAGCCCGCCGGGGATCAGCTGCGGTAGCAGTGCGATCAGGTCTTGGATGTTGCCCTGCTTCCATGCGTTCTGGGCCGCCAGGTTCGTGTCGGCGACCGTGTTGCCCCGCTGCCAGTTCTGCATCGCTTCCTGCTGCAGGGCCGCCTGGCGGTTCTGCCACTCTTGGAACGCCTGGTCGTCCTGGCGCTGCTTCCACGCCTGCTGCGCCTGACCCTGCTGCAGCCCGATCCCCGTCTTGCCTGACAGGGCTGCCATGTCGAGCGCCCGGTTAGTGGTGTTGGCGTCCATCTGCACGTTGCCCAGCCGGTTCTGTTGGGCCTGCTGTTCGTTGCCGCCGAGGATCGCCAGCAGGTTGCCGAACGCCTGGTCGGCGCCGCCTGCGTAGTTGCGCTGCTCGCCGAGGGCGTTCGGGTTGACGTTCTGGGCCTGCAGCATCCGGTTCATCGCCTGCTGGTCCATGCCGGGGGCGTTGCCCATCGTCGTCTGCGGGCCACCGGCGAAGGCGTTGCGGTAGTTCGTGTTCAGGTAGCTGGTCAAGTCCCCGTACGCCTGGCCTGCCGCTGCCCGGTCGGAGGCCACGGCGGTGTCGAGGTTGCCTTGCAGCTGCTGCCACATCGACGGGTCGAACGCCGCACCCTGGTACGCCTGGTAGTCGGGCAGGTCGAGTTGGTTGGCCGTCTGGCTGCCCGGCTGGGCGCCGCGCATCAGGGCGTACAGCTGATCCAGCTGCGCCTGGGTCAGCTGTGGTGCGGCTGCACCACCACCGCCACCGCCGCCACGACCACCACCGCCGCCGCCGCCGTAGGTCGTCCACTTGTTGTTCGGTGTGCTGCCGGTCGATCCACTGCCGCCCTGCATGTAGTTGAACAGGAGGCTGTTGTACTGGCCGGGACTGGACTTGGCAGTGATCCCTTTGACGTTCGGGTTGGCCGCGGCCAACTGACCCGAGTACGTGCTCGGGTCATACCACGTCCCCGCCCCACCGGCTTCGGCCGCGTGGGCGGGGGACTTGTTGCCTGGCGTTGTGCTGTAGTACCCCTGGGCGGAGAGGCGTTTGCGTCGTGCCGACGCGCTCTCGCCTGGGACTGGTGTTGCGTCGTACTGACCGGCCATCAAGACCCTCCGAGGTAGGGGCGCAACGCTTCGATGCCGAGCGCGGCGTTGGCGATATCACGCGCCTTCTGTCCTTGCAATGACAGCAGCTGGTTCGTGTAGTTCTGCTGGTTGTTGGCCTGCTGCAGGTCGTACTGCTGCAAGCCCTGGGTCATGTCCTGCTGGCTACGCAGGTACTGGGTGCCGTAGTCACCGACGTAGTTGCGCATCGCCCGCTGCTGCAACCCGGACCTGTTCGACCCGCCGAGGCCGCGACCGTTGAAGTTGGCGTACGCCCCCGGCAGGCCGCGCTGGTAGTTCTGCGTCAGGTCGCCAAGGTCGCGTGAGCCACGCTGCTGCGACAGGAACCGGCCGTACGCGTTCGACGCCGAGTCGGTGTTGAACCGGTACTGCAGGTCGTTGGCTTGGCGGTCGTATGCCCCCAGGTCGGGGACGCCGTAGCCGGACAGGGCCATGACTACTTGGCCCTGATGATGAACGCCAGGGCGAAGTACCGCGGCATGTTCAGCCCTGCACCCGCCACACCGACCTGGTTCGACGCGCCGTTGAACGTTGGCGTCTGCGACGTGTGTGTGTGGTCGGCAGAGATGCCGCCGGTGTAGCCGCTGACCGCGTGAAGGTGGTCGGTCACCGAGTGGGTGTGCGCCCCGGCGACTGATGTCGCCGGAACAAAGCCGTAGGCGTTCTCCTCGCCCAGGTCGATCCCGGCCGACGGACTGGCTCCGATGCCATCGACGAGGAAACCACTCGATCCGGCGAGCGCGACGACGTGGCTGTGATCGCCGTTGCTGCTCGTCCCCAGCGCACGATCAGAAGCACCGGATGTGATGTTGACCGCGTGGCTGTGATCGTTGCTGACGGTCCCGGTGTTGTTCGCCGCGTGGGTGTGGCTGATGTCGTGACCGTGAGCGATCACGACGGCATCAGCACTCCCACCGATCGACTTGTGGGCGTAGTCCCCGCCGCCACCGACGGGGACGCGGTTGATCAGCGCGGGAACATTGAAGCGACCGTTGGCTGCACCGATCACCGCGGCCAACTCGGGGTACGTCGCCTGCTGGTATTCGGTGCCGTCGCACAGCAGCCACGTCCCGCCCACCGGGGCAGTGCTCCCGGCGAACAGCAGAATGCCGCCGATCGGCACCATCGTGTCGACGTACTGCTTGGGTGCGGCGTCGAGTGCGGCGACCGGGTTGCCGACCAGCTTCAGCTGTGCGGTCATCGCCACCGTGCCGCCGCGCTCGATCAACTCCTGGTTCGAGTACGTCTCGATCGTCTGGTAGTTCGACTGCACCGGTCCGGCATCGACGGGGTCGCCGTTGATGATCGTGTACGGCAGGGCGATCTTGGCCATGTCTTGTCTCCTACGTCCTGAACCGTTGCATCGTCGTCTTCATGATGATCCCATCCACGCCCCACTTGCGCTGCGGAGTGTTCGCTGCGGGCGTGACGCGCAGCTGCAGCGAGGAGGCATGACCCATCGGCCCGCCACGGATCAGCGAGGCACCCTGGACCTGCGCGCCCCACGTCATTCCCGCCTCGCCCCAGTCCATGCCGCCGGGAGCCGCCGAGCCACCAGCCGCCCAGACGTTGCCCTCGAAGATGTCGCCGGGCACGAGGCCGGTGCGCCGGATCGTCGTCTCGTCGTAGTCGCGGAACTGTTCGACGAGCAAGTCGACCTGGTGTGGCACGCGGCGGCAGATGAACATCGGGCGGCGCCACGACTTGCGCACGTCCGGCCAGCCGCCGTGCAGCCAGCGGGTGCGGTAGTAGGCGGGGAAGTCTTGGCGGGTGAGGACACCGCCGGAGGTGAGGATCTCGTCGTAGGCGTCGTCGATCGTGTCGAGCACGAGCATCGCTGCGGTGCGCGTCGACCAGAAGGCGGCGAGCGGGAACTTCGAGTTGATGTCGCTGCCGTCGACGACTGAGGCCACCGCGCCGTACGGCGACGAGTACATCGTCCACGCGCCGTCGCCGATATCGGGGTCGAAGATGAACAGCGACGCCGGGTCGGTCACCGCAGCGTTCGGTGGCCGCCAGGGGACAGCGACGTACAGCTTGCGGTTGGCCCACGAGACGAACACGTTGGTGAACGAGGTGATCTGCGACATCGCCGGGCGCAGCTTCTCGGAGATGTACGTCGGCTGCTCGCCGTTGTACGCGTAGATGCCGTTCTTGTTCGACGCCGAGAAGAAGAACGCCGTCGTCTCCGACTTGGTCACCGCTGTGATGGCTGGGCAGCCGATCGACGAGGAGATCAGCGACAGCTGCCACGAGTCGTCGCTGTAGCCGTACAGCGCCCACATGCTCGTCGTCTTGAAGATCAGCAGGTGGTCGCGGAACGAGATGATCGCGGTGATCTTGCCGCCGTAGGCGTCGATGTCGAGGAAGTCGTCTTCGCGCCAGGCGTCGGGGCGGTTGGGGTGCGACCAGCGGATCCTGGTGTTGTACGAGACGGTGCCTTCGCGGATGCGGGCGGTGAACATGTAGCCCGCGTGGGCTTCGCACAGCCCGGCGCGCGGCATCGTGTCGAGGGCCGGGCTGTCGACTTCGGACCACACGTCAGGGGTCATCGCCGTCAGCGTCCCGTCGATGCGGCGGCGGTACGCGGTCTGACCCATGCCGCAGGTGAAGTAGACGTCCTCGCCCCACGAGACGAAGTCAGCACCGTGCGGCGTGCCCTGGGCCACCGGGCCGGTGAGTGGGGCGAACACCCCCGACTCGGGGGCTGCGTAGATCACCTCGTTGTTGACCACGAAGATCGTCTGCTCACCGGTCGCCACGGTGTGCACGACAGCGTTGCGCGGCTGCCACGGTGTGACCGCCGCGATCTCGGCCAGGTTCCGCCGCCGCCAGCCGCGTCGGGTGGTGAACCCGCTGCGTGGGTCGAGGTCGATGTTCATCAGGTCGGGCGACTCGTTCTCCGCCAGGGAGAACTGATCACTGCTGTAGTTCAGCCCGCCGGTGAAGTCGGTCAGGTTCTCTGGCGTCAAGCGGTTCCCGGCCATCTACGGCACCGACGGCGGGATGACCACGAACGAGGGCACGCCCCCGATCGGCGAACCTCCGTGCATCACCAGCGGACGCTGATGGGACGGTTCGAGGATCGCCTTGAGTTGCTGGGTCAGGTCACGGTTCCACCGACCCATGTAGATCCCCTCCATCACCTCGTCCTCTTCCTTGGCGTAGGCCAGGCCGAGGGCGAAGTACGCCAAGGTGACGTGCAGGCGCGGATCGAGGTCGGGGATGGTCGAGGCGGCGTTGGACCACACCGGCTGACGGAAGCCGCGCATCCTCAGGTCGAACACCGTGTTGGCCATCGGCCGCGGCCACAGGTACAGCTGGTCGCCCCAGATCGAGAAGTACACGGGGGTGCCCTGGCTGACGACGTTCAGCGGCGAGAAGTTCTGCTCGGCGAGATGCTGGTCGATCTGCACCAGGGCGTAGCCGTTGTCCACGGCGATCACCGACGTGATCGAGGGGATGTTCACGTCGGCGGGGATGGTCGCGCTCGGGTCGTCGGCCAGGACCGACAGACCCCACACCGTCTCGTTGCGCGGCCACTTGTTGGTGAACGCCATCGTCCGGTCGAACGCCTCTTGGAGGTACACGTTGAGCACGCTGTCGGGCAGGTCGCGGTCATCGACGTCCATCTGCGCTCGGGCGTAGTTGCGTAGCTCTTGGACGTCCATCAGCCACCCTTCGGTGAGTAGGCCGACAAGCCGAGGGCGATCCGGCCGTGGGCGTTGCACAGTCCGTTGTACTTCTGTGTGCCCCACGCCGTGCAGGTGTCGTCGTTGCCGAAGCACTTGCCGTAGCGGGCGTCGCGTTCGACGTCTTCGCGGATCGCTTCGATCTTGATCAGGCTGACCGACCCGCCCGCCTTGGCCGGTCCACGGTACGGAGCAGTGGAGAACAGCCCAGCAGGCTGCACCGCGCCCTCCGGTGACGCGGCGTTGGACCGGGCGACGCCCTGCACCAACTGGCCGTACGCCTGCCCTTGGACAGCGATGTTCGGACCGAATCCGACGCCGGTCGCTGGCTTGGGTGAGAAGTCCTGGGTGGGCATGGGGCCTCCAGCCGTTAGGGGTGGCCATCCGGAATTTCCGGATGGCCACCCAGCACAGTCAACTGAAGGTCGCGCCGGTGACCTTGAAGTTGCGCCGCCGGTTGCGCACCGTCGAGTTGCCGTAGGTGGTGATGAACGACACCCGAGCATCGATCGCGTTCGCCGCCGGGGCGGCAGCGGAGGCACCGGGGTTGGCGTTCGGCGTCGAGGCGACCGAGCCAGCCAGGTTCGAGGTGAACGGCGACTGCTTGAAGTTGCGGTCGGAGTGGATCGCCAGCCCGATGTACTTCGAGTTGAGGCCGAGGGCCGTCCCGTCGGGGCAGTCCGGGTCCCAGTACAGCGGGACGTTCTTGAACATCAGGTTCTGGAACCCGAGGTTCGCCTTCGACGTGTCCGTGTACCGCACCTGCGGGGTGAGGCTGGCCTCGTAGCTCTCGTACCAGGCACGCCCGGAGAAGATCGCATCGACATGATCCGAGCCGCCGTCGGAGGCGAGCATGAACATGTGCCGCAGCACCGTCTCCATCTCCGTCGCGTCGTACGGGGACGACAGCGCCGCACCGGGCATGGTGATCGCCGCGCCCTTGGCGTCGACCCCGGTGTTCGTCGCCGCGTTCCACGTCGGCGAACGCCACTGGTTGGTCAGGTCCGGGGCGGCAGCCGGGGTGATCCCGCCAGCCGCAGCGGTCGCGTCGATCAGCGTGGTCAGCGGATCGAAGTCGGTCGCCAGCGGTCCGGCCTTGGTGCCGTACAGCATCTTCGACAGCAGGTCGCGCAGCGTCTCTTCGGCCTGCATGACCTTGGCTTCGATCAGGCTGATCGCCGCGGCCTTGCCGTTGTTCTGCGCCTCTTCCAGGCCGGAGATGATGATCGTGGCGTACAGCTGCTTCCAGCGGAACTCGGCAGCCGACAGACCGTCGACCGCGTTGACCTGGATCTGCTGCCAGGGACCGTACGAGTTGGCCTCACCGGGACCGAGCAGCAGCGGCTCGACGATCGAGATGCCACCGTCGAGCATCCGCACGCGGCCCTTGCTCATCAGGTACTCCAACAGCGGGCGGCTGTTGAAGATGTTGTCGGTCAGCGACTTGCGGTAGTTCCGCATCGTCGTTGTCAGGAGGTTGTCCCATGTGGTGAATGGGGTGGTCGGGAGAGCCATAGCTCACCTTTCAGCGTGGGTGCTCAGCCCCGTTCGATCTGCTCGAAGGCAGATTCGATGGCCTCGCGGATGGACATGTTCCGATCCGCGCTCAACCGATCGGTGAGTCCATTCCCGGCACCCTGCCCTGAACTGACGATGCTCGACGCCGACGCTTTGGCTTGCGTGCGGCGTGCCGTCTCGGCTTCCTGCTGGGCGCGGTGCTGCGCCAGCGTGGCTTGGAAGCGGTCGTAGGCCATCGTCTTGTAGATCATCGGGAGAGCTTCAACACCCAACCCCATTTGCAGGGCCGTGCTGATGGTCGTGCGGACATCATCCTCGCTCGCGTTGAACTCGGTGCGCAGTCCTTGCACGGCCCGACCCAGCTGCTCGTCGATGTCCCGTTGAGCGAGCCGCTCCTCCAGGGCCAGCCTGGCTTGGCGTTCCTCGTAGACCATCTTCTCAAGAGGGTCTGCGAACTCCGGCTCTGGCTCGGCTGCGGCCTGAGCCGCACGAGCCTCAGCGAGTGACATCCCATGTTGCTCGGCGAGCAACTGCAAGGTCATCCGGGGATTGGCCTCCAGCGCCTGCTGGAGTCGTAGCCCGAACTCGGCTTGCTGTCGCTGCTCGGCGAGAGCCTGGGTCTTCTGCGTGTAGTCGGCCTGTCGGCTGTAGCCACGCTGAAACTCACTGAACGGAATCTCAACGTCTTCGCCGTTGACCTTGGTCCGCACCCAGCGGTTGTCAGGGTCGTCGACTTCGACGTATTGACGAGCAGGCTCTTCGGTGCCTGCTTCGAACTGCTCGACCTCTCCGGCTTCCCCGCTGTCGGGACCGAGATCGGCCTCCACCCCCTCACTGAGAGGTGTATCACTCATCGAGAGTTCCTTCCATCGGGCTTGCTCCCGTAATGGCCCGGATCATACGCCCAATGGCAACTACTGAATCGGACCCCCACTGCCGAGCAGCTGCATGAGCAGCGGCAGCGGGATGTCTTCGGGTGTCGGCGGCATCTGTGGTGCCTGCAGGTTGCCGACATTTGGCGGCATCGGCATCGGCGCGGGACCACCGAACTGTGGCTGCTGTCCGGGTGGCATCGGCATGTTGTCCGGCGGTGGTGGCCCAGGAGGAGGTGCGCCTCCCCCTGGGCCACCAAGCACCTGACTCGGGTCCTGTCCGGGTGGCGGACCCGCGTCAGGCGGCGCCACCCCCTGCGGTTGAGCCTGGGACGGATCAGGCTGCTGCGGGGGTGGGACCTGGACCAGCGTCGACACGTCCTTGATGCCGAAGCCCTTCTGCAAGACCTGCATGTACAGACCGACCGGGTTGGCCACGCCCATCTGCAGGAACGGCATCGACGCGTCGACCAGCTGCAGTGCGGACTGGCGGCGGAACGTCTCGTTCATCGGTTCGGTCGAACCGGCAGCGACATCGAAGTCGAACTCACCCTGGATGTAGTCGGCGTCGTAGTTGACCCACGCCTTGCCGGGCATCGTCACGATCCGGGCGACCTGTTCGCCGGTCATGTACTGCTGCATCAGCCCGATGATCCGCTCGCCGAGTTGAGCGAGCACACCTTCGATCTTGGCCAGGCGATCCTGAGCGCGCGAGTTCGCCGCGTCTTGGATCATTGCTGCTTCGGTGGCGGTGCGCTTGATGCTCGTCTGCCCCGAGCCGCGTTGGTAGTCGGAGATTCCCGACACGCGGTCCAGGTCGCCGGAGATCATCGACGACTGGTCGTAGAAGTCGGTCGGCGTGATCACCGCTGGGAGCGGAGCGATGACGTTCGACGGGTTCCCGTCCGACATGACGGGGATCATCGTGTTGTCGATGTCCGACTCCAGCGCCGCCACGCCGTCGCGGTCGAAGGCATCCTTCTCGTACAGCCACTTGCGCTGGAAGCGCTTGCGGTGGTTCATCATCTGCGTGCGGGTCTGGTTCAGTTCCAGCTGCAGCGACTCGATCTGGGCGACGTCGCCGATCGGGTAGAAGGTGTCGGACACCTCGTAGTTGCGCAGCATGACGAACGGGTGGCCCATCGCGTAGGGCATCGGCTTGGGCTTGATCAGGAACAGGTCGTTGGTGTCCTGGCCGCCGCCATCGAGGGCGAACGTGGCCACGGTGCGCCGCTTGATGTCGTAGAACTCGATGACTTCGACGAACGACTTCGGTCCCTTGTCCGGCTTGTCGTCGCGTCCATCGCCATCGCCGTCGGAGTTCGACCAGCGCGACCAGCGCCTGCCACCGACACGTTTGCGTGCCGTCGCCGAGTAGCGGCTGTCGACACGCACGTCCTGCAGTGGACGCCACACCCGCTGGGCGACCCAGCACATCTCCTTCGGGTGGCGAGCGTCGGGGTCGACGAACATGTCGAAGTTGGAGATCCGTTCGATGAACGGCCGGTCGTCGTAGACGTACATCTCCGACTCGACGTTGCCTTCGACGTCGTCGCGATCGTCGATGCCTTCCTGGTCGGGGGCGGTCGGGTCGTTCATCGAGTCCGACTCGTCCGACTTGCGCTCTTCCGGCGGCTTGGTGAACTTGTAGCCGCACTTGATCCAGCCGTGGCCGGTGATCAGGAAGTCGTTGACCGCCAGGCGGAAGTCCTCCTGGTAGCGGTACGTCCGCCAGACGTAGTTGAGCACCTCTTCGGTGATCACCGCCTGCGGTGCGGTGTCGGGGCGGCGGGCGTTGACCACGAACCGCGGGTTGTTCACCGCCACGGCCGGGCCGAGCACGTTGATCGTGGAGAACACCAGGTTGACGATCAGCTGGTCGTTGGTCGACATCGAGCCGTACTGCTTGCCGCGGTACAGGTCGATGTACCGCTTCCAGTCGGCGTCGTACATCTCCTGGGTTCGCCAGTTCTTCGATCGCTTCACCTCGTCACGGCAGTAGGCGAGGTAGTCAGACGTCTTCACAGCGGCTCGATCCCTGGGGTGTTCTTCACGTCACCGACGTGCTCGGCGACCCATTCGGCGTTCGTACGTTCCTTGAAGTTGTTCCGCCCCCAGTTGTGTCCGCCACCGCGGAACGTCCAACCGATGCTGCCGATGTGGCAGGGGTAGCAGGTCGTCAGGTGTCCCGACACGGAGCGCTTCTCGCACTCCGGACAGATCACGGCTTGACGCCCAACGCCCAGGCCGTCCCGTTCCAGTAGGCGGAGCCGGAAGGATCGAGGTTGACGTACTGGCCGGTGGTCCACGCCGCGGTCTGGCCGAGCGACCCGAGGGCCGTCAACTCGGCCAAGCTGCCGGGGACGTCGCAGCCTGCCGGGGTGAACGAGCCAGGCGCACCTGCTGTGCAGCCACTCGCCTGTGGGCCGGTGATCCCACCAGGGAGGGTGGAGTAGTCGCCCCACACCGTGTGCGGGTTGGTGGCGTAGCCCCGGCGGTCCAGCCGCTTGTTCTTGCGCTTGTGGTAGTGACCTGGCAAGCGTTGACGATCGAGCCGACCGCTCATGTTCATGACTGCCTCCTGGCGCTGGGATCGCGGACGAAGTGACTCCCGATCGGATCGCGCGGGGCGAGCCTATGACGCGGGGCGATCTTCTGATAGACGTCGTCGCCGTACAGCTGCTTTTCCATCCAGCCCATCGTTCCTGGGCCGGGTTCGCGATGCGGCTCGAAGTCTTTGAGCCAGACGTACTTCAGCATCTGGTTGGCGATCGCCAAACTGACGGTGCGGTCGTCGAACGGCGACCCCTTCATCTTCCCGCTGTCGTCGCGCACGAAGGTCCGTAGCTCGGCGATGGTCTGCTCGTCTTCGAGGATCACCGTGCCTTCGCGCAGGGCCATGTTCAGTTCGTCCATCGCCAACGGCTTGGTGATCTGACTGGTCCGCCAGCCGAGGATGTCGGTCGGGATCGAACGCTTGTAGCGGGGCGAGCGCTGCATGTAGATCGGGTGGTAGCGCACCCGCTGCAACGCCTTCAGTGTCGACAGGCCGTGGTTGTTCGACTCGACACCGATCAGTGCGTCGTTGTACATCCGTCCGAGTGGAGCGAGGACTTGGCTGCCGAACAGGTCCGGGTCGATGCGTCCGTGCCAGTGGGCGGCGACGACGCCATCGCGCACATTGATGATGTGGGCGCTGGAGTAGTCGCCGTGCTCCATGCCCTGAGCCGGATCGGCACCGAGTCCATAGCGGCCGTCACCGGAGGGGAACGCCCAGATCTTCAGAGGGCCGTCGTCGTCGACGACGAACCGTCCGTTGCGGTGCGCGGCGAGGTAGCCGTGGGCGATCGGCGGTCGGGTCTCCAGCTTGCGCAACACCTCCAGGGAGAACACCGGACGCCCCGACTTCAAGAACGCGTCGTCGGGATTGTCCGGGTACTCCTGAGCCAGCTGCCACTCCGGCAGGTCGGCCTTCTTCTCGTCGTACCACGCCTGGTTGCGCCCGTTCGACCACCACGGATGGAACATCGCGGTGAACCGGTTCGTCTTGGTCGTCGCCCCGACCCACAGCTTGTGGAACAGGTTGCCTTCACCGTTGGCCGTCGACAGGGCGATGACCCGCCCGCCGACGTCGGCGATCGGCTCGATCGACGACCACGCCTCTTCACTGTTGGGCAGGTAGGCCAACTCGTCGATCACCGCCAGGTACACCGACTCACCACGCGCAGGGTCCGACGCCGACGGCAGGGACTCGATGTAGCTCTCGTTGGTGAACTCGATCTTCGTCTGCGTGGCGTTCATGATCGGGCCACGCCACTTCATCCAGTCGGGCAGGAAGCGGTAGGCGTACTTCGCCTTGGCCAGCAACTTGATCGCATCGCGCTCGGTGCGGCTGAGCATGATGATGACGCGGTCGGGATAGCCGAACGTCAGCCACAGGCAGAACACGGCGACGAGGGTGGAGAAGCCCAGCTGCCGGGCCTTGAGCATCAGGCTGTAACGGCTCTTGATCCACAGTTCGACCGTCTCGTGTTGGGCGTCGAACATCTCGAACTTGATCCGGCCGCGCTCGGGATGCTTGATGTACACGAACGTCCGGCAGAAGTAGTCGAAGCCAGCGAGCAGCTTGGCGTGGTTCGTCGTCTGTGGGAAGCAGCGCCGCCACTCGCGTTCTTCGAGTAGCTGGTCCCAGGTGATCTGGGACTCGTTCAGGGTCACTTCGGCTGCGCCTCCGGGGGCATGGTCAGCGGCGCCGGATTGAAGAACCCCTGGACGTGCGCCAGGATCATCCCGTCGGTCACCACCGTCTCGTCCCCGCCGGGGTTCGGGTTGTCGACCGACAAGGCGTAGGCGTACGCCTCCTCGACGTCGCTGGCCGTGTACACCGCCCACATCGCCTCGGTCAGCGGCTCGTGGTGCTCCTGCATGCAGCAGGCGGTGATCCGCCCGTTGAGCACCTCATCCTTGGATGATTCGTGGATCGTGTTGTAGGACATGGTGCCTCCTAGGGCGTAGTCGAGAACTGGATGCCGGTCAAGGTCATGTAGCTGGGAGGCCCGGTCGTCCCGGCGGCAGCCGCCTGGACCAAGACAGTGCCATCTGGTTGGACATCAACGCGGAACGCCCCAACCGCGCCATTGGCCCCCGAGCCGAAGCATGTAAACACGAAGTTCTTGGACGGCCGGTACCCCGCCGGAAGCGTGAAGATCGCCACGCTGTACGCCCCACCGCCGACCAGCCCCTCAACCTCAACCCGATCGCCATTCAGTCGATAGCGAGCGGAGGTGAATGTGGAGGAACTGACGTTGACCCACGAGTTCTGCAACGTGGCGTTCGTCCACGCCGTCGGGGTGCCGATCGGTGCCGGTGCGGCGTTGTAGATCACCGGGCCGACGTCCTCGACGGTAAATACGTGCGGCTGGAACGAAGCGCCATTGAGGGCGAACGTCTGAGTTGACGACGCCCGCAGGAGGTACGTCACCAGACCCGACACGACCGGCTCGACATAGGCGACGGGTTCCAGCGTGTTGACGGTGGTACTGATTTCGTTGTCGACACTCAACTGCGTCAGCGCATTGTCAGTGATCTTGGCGAACTGGATGGCGTTGGCAGTGGAGCTACCAACTTGCAGTGTGCCAGCGAGGCGGTAGCGCCGACCGGCAACGAGCGTCGCCGTGACCGAGATGATCGTCGTATCCGCGCTGAGGCCGCCAGCGTTCGATGTCGACGTCCCCTTGGCGACGACCCCCCATGCACTGTTCCATCGGGCCACCTCGGCCGACATGCCCGACCCGATGATCGGCACCCACTGGCCACCGACCTTGGCCTTCAAAACCCCTGCGCCCACCAGCTATACCTCCCCAGCCATCAGAGCACCGAGAACGACAGGTTGTTGAGTGAGACGTCCGTTGGCGCTGCCGAGCCGAACGGAGCAACGGCACCGTCAGTCGCGATCTGGACGATGCCGAACGCCCAGTTGCCGCCGACGATGTGGTTGGTCGCCGCCACCACGGTCGCTGTCGGTCGATATCCGGCTGGCAGCGTGAAGATCGCCGCCGCGTTCGTCCCACCTTTGACAAGGCCGCGTAGTTGCACCTGATCACCCAGGAGGCGATACGCCCCCAACTGGTGAGTACCGCCGCTGTTCGACCAGCCGTTCTGGAATGTCACTGGCGTCCATACGCTGGCGGGCTGGGCGGGCGGGTTCGACGACAGGGACACCGGGCCGACGTCGTCGATCGCCAGCGCGTAGCGAGCACGGAACGTGCCGGTGCCGTTGTTGCGATTGATGACGATGGCGACAGTGCGGCTGCCACCGGCCGGAGTGAGTTCAACCGTGGTCGTCGCTGACGGCTGATAGTTGTCGTTGACATCGACCTGAATGACGAAGTTCAACTGTGTGACACCATCGAGTTGGAGGGCGGTCGTGAAACTCTGACCAACGGTTTGGCCGGTCGTATAGCTGCTCGCCGTCAGGACGCGGACGACGTAACGACGCCCGGCGACAGCGGTGAACGTCACACTTCGCACGGTTGTCGGACCAGCCGCCACATCGATGTCGCTGTTGGCGGTCTGCGGGACGACGTTGCCCCACGCCGAGTTCCATCGGGCCGTATCCGGCTCGTACAGGTTCGGTTCGTCGGTGTCGTACCACAACTCGGTCGCCGTGTCGGTCGGCGCAGCCGTGCCGATCCACACCTCATCGACACCGCCACCACCGACGTCGACCCATGCGCCGCTGATGCGGGCCTTCAGTACTGGCATCAGTTGCTCCCGTTCATACCGACGTGTCGATCCACAACTCGAACGTCCCGCCCGGATCGGTCGCACTGATGGCGACCTCGTCGGGAGCAACACCCGCTGGACCCTGCGGTCCGGCTGGGCCAGCCGGACCCTGCGGGCCGGGGACCGTCGAAGCTGCGCCAGCTGGACCGGTCGGCCCGGCCGGACCCTGAGGACCAGGCACCGTCGACGCTGCACCGGCTGGGCCAGTCGGACCGGTCAGGCCGATCGGACCCTGCGCACCAGTTGCGCCCGTGTCGCCCTTCGGACCTTGCGCACCCGTGGGTCCCGTCGGCCCAGTAGGACCTGTCGGCCCGGGCACGCCCTGGAGACCCTGTGCTCCAGCGGGACCGGTCGCACCCGGAGCGCCGTCGGCACCTGGCGGACCCTGAGGACCAGCAGGCCCAGGCGGACCCTGCGGTCCAGTGCCACCCGTGCCACCTTCGGCATCGCTGTCGACCCACAGTTCGATCGTCGGATGGGCGGCGATCGGGTCGTCGGGTCCGACCCACACCTCATCGGTGCCGGTACCGGTACCTCCACCGGTACCTGGCGGTCCCTGTGGTCCTGGTGGTCCTTCGGGGCCGGGTGTGCCGACGGACAGGGCGACCCACTGGTCTTCCCAGCGGACGTACAGCTTCTGGTCGGTGGTGTTGAACCACAGTTCGTATCCGTTGCCGGGGTCGGTGTCGCTGATGGTGACTTCGTCGGCGCGCCGTCGCAGGTCGAAGATCGCCCGCCGTGTCGCTTCGGTGAGTCCTGGCTCGTAGCCGTTGCGAACGAGTTGGTCAGCCATTGACGTCGTCTCGTTCTTCGAGACGATCGGCGAGTTCCTTCTCAGCCCGGTTGGCCAGCATGGCGAACAGTTCGTCGTCGGTCAGATCCTTGGCGGCTTTGCCGTTGGTCACGGTGACGTCGACCTTCTGTGGGCGGGCGCCTTCGATCTGATCCATGTACGCCTTGGCGGCTTGGACCTGGCGCGGGTCGGTGCGGTCGATCGCTGTCTCGTACAGCGACTGCATCACGGTCCCGGCGCGCTCGGGGCTGCCGATGGTGCGGCGGTACAGCGCCTCCCAGTCGGCGAGGAACTGGGGGTCCTTCTTCCAGTCGCGCAGCATGTCGTGACTGCATTGCAGTTCTTCGGCGAGCGCGCCCTGCGACGGGGGCATCCGGTCTTGCTTGATGGTGCACAGCCATTCGAGGAAACGCTCGCGTCGCCAGTCGGTGCGCATCTTCTCGCCCTTGCCCATCTGCCAAGTATCGACCAGTTGTCCATCCGGCGTCGAACATACCCTTGACAGGGTGGGTGGCTGGGTGGTACCATACACCCATGCCCACGAAGAGTTACCGACGGGACCCGCGGTTGACCTCGACACAGATCAGCATCCGGGTCCCCTACGCATACCGAGAGCAGTTGCAGCGCATCGCCGACAAACAAGGCGTCTCGTTGCCCGCGCTGGTCGTCGAGATCCTCGAACGCGTCCACCGACCCCAGGCTCCGAAGCCGATCAACGAGATCGACGAGGCCGCCGAATGAGCGACACCTTCACCTGCGCCGCGTGCGGCGACACCTTCTTCAAGGCGTGGACCGACGAGGAGATGCTGACCGAAGCGCAGACCCACGGATTCGATCTCGAAGGAGACAACGTCCTGCTCTGCGACGACTGCTTCGAGCCGGTCATGGAAGTCAACGATCATCCGATCGGTCGGATGAAATGAGCTATGTCATCGTGGGTATCGATCCTGGAGTGACCGGCGGGCTTGCCGTCATCCACGACGGCCAACTGGCGGGCGTCGAGCCAATGCCGGTCCACGACAGCCGAGCCGACGGATGGGCGATCGACGCGATGCTCACCGACTGGGAGCCGGATGTCGTGTTCTTGGAGAACACCCAGCCGATGCCGAAGAACGGCAGCATCGCCAGCTTCAGCCTCGGACTGAACACCGGCATCATCGTCGGCGTCGTCCAGGCCAACCACTTCTCGCTGGTGCGCGTCAGGCCCGTCGACTGGAAACGCAAGATGGGCCTGACCGGCAAGGACAAGTCGGCCAGCCGTGGCCTGGCCACCGAACTGTTCCCCGACTACGCCAACAGCTTCAAGAAGGTCAGCCAGGACGGGTTGGCCGAGGCGGCGTTGATCGCCCGCTACGGGTTCTTCTCCGAGTTCCCGGTGAGGGCAGTCCGATGACGATCACCGACCCCGACGACATGGACCTGCAAGCTGCACTGCGCCACTACGCCGATTGCCTCACGGTCGTCGACAACGCCGTCGAGGCGGACGTCGTCATCCGGCTGATGCGTGACGCGGCCGACTGCATCGACGAGTTGGAGGAACGGCGATGACCGTCGAGTTGTGGAGGCAGTGCTTCCGCGAGTTCATCGACAAGGGCACCGGCAGCGAACGGACGATGGCCCGCCTGCTGTGGGAGATCAGCCTGATCGACGAGGCGGCGATCGTCAACGTGTTCGACCGCTACGCCTCCCGCCTTCTCGAAGGTGGCCTCCAATGACCGCGTGCATCGAATGGACGAAGTACTGCCTCCCGTCAGGACATGGACAGCGTTGGTGGAACGGGCGTCTGTGGCTCGCTCACCGAGTCGCCTGGACCGAGGTTCACGGTGCCATCCCTGATGGCTTGTACGTCTGTCATCACTGTGACAACCCGCCATGCGTGAACGTTGATCACCTGTTCCTCGGAACCCAGGCCGACAACATCGCAGACATGATGGCGAAGGGTCGCGGTTGGCAGCCACGTGCGCTCCGAGGCGAAGCCAATCCGAAGGCCAAGCTGACTCAGGTGCAGGCCGATGCCATCCGCTCCGACGGCCGAGTCCAGCGCCTGATTGCCGCCGACTATGGCGTCGGTCAGCAACTGATCTCCAGGATCAAGACCGGCAAGCGCTGGACGGAGACCCAGGCATGAGCATCCACGACCTGTGGATCCACGACCTGTGGATCGACACCGTGCTGAAGGCACCCGACGCGCTGATCCGAGACGCGGACAGCAGAGCGGTCGCCAAGAACATCTCTGACACCGACTCCGAGAAGATCGTCGCTGAGCGGCCCGCACCACCGGACCAGTTCTGGAAGGAGTGGCAGCTGTGAAGGTCGCCTACAACCAGCGCTGGGGCGAAGCGAACGGCAACCACAAGCTGACGCCCGACGACGTGGAACGCATCCGCGAACAGTTGACCGACAACGTGCCGACGCGTTGGATTGCTCGACGCTTCGGCGTCTGCCAAACCACCGTGATGATGATCAAGAACGGACTGACATGGACGAAGTGAACGACATCTACGCCGACGACCGGAGTGAGCCGGACCCGTTGACCCGCGAGCACGCCATCGAAGCAATGGACGCTGCGGTGCACGCCTTGCGCGAAGACGTCTCTCGGGGCGGCATCAACGAAGTGGTGTTGTGCTGGCAGGAACTGCTCGAAGTGATCGGTGGTCCCAGTGCCGTCGGTTGACATCAACGAACTGGACGATGCCCACGAAGCACGCAACGACTTCCGCCGAGCGAACGGTGCGCCGTTGGTCTCCGACCCGTCGGACCCTGACAAGACGTTGCGCTACCGCCGCCCGTCGTCGTACGCCAAGCTGCTCGACGACGAGTCAGCGCTGACCGAGTGGCGCATCTGGAAGTCGATGACCGGTGTCGCCCGGTCGCAGGCGCTCGCCGCCAAGGTCGCCGTGTGCAAGGACGAAGACCGGACGGAGAAGCAGGCGCTCCGCGATGAAGCGCAGGACAAGGGTTCGGCGAACGAGGCGGCGGACACCGGCACCGCGTTGCATGCGATGACGGCGCGCGTCGAAGACTTCAGCGACGACTTCTGCGCTCCCGATCAGTACGCCGACGATCTGGCGGCGTACGTCCGCTTCCTCGACGAGTACGGCCTCGTCTCCGAGATGGTCGAAGTCCACATGGTCAACGATGCCTACCGGGCGGCGGGCACGGCGGATCGGATCTACAAGACCACCCGTCCGTTGGAGTGTCCGGACGGTTCGATGATGCCGCCGGGCACGTTGATCCTGGCCGACTTGAAGACCGGCAAGAAGCTGGACTTCTCCCTGCCCGGCTACTGCGTGCAGTTGGCGTTGTACGCCGACGGGACGCTGTACGACGTGATCACCGAGCGGCGGTTGCCGACCCCGGAGATCGACCGGAACTGGACGATGCTCGTCCATCTCCCGGTGGGCCAGGCGACGTGCACGCCGCTGTGGGTGTCGGTCGATCTCGGGTTGCGTGGCGCGCTGTTGGCCTACGACGTCAACGAGTGGCGCAACGCGTGGAAGGCGGGGCGTGACGGGCATGATGCGTTCGCCGTGCCGATGCCCGTCGACGCGGAGTGGGAGCACGGTCAGGCCGAGGCGGATGCCGACAACCTGCACTACGCGATGATCGACTACATCAAGGTGCGTGTCGCGGTGATCCGTTCGCACGAGAAGGCGGCGGTGCAGTTCGTCAACCGCTGGCCTGCCGGGGTGCCGACACCGAAGCAAGGGCTGTCCGACCCGGCGCACATCACGAAGGTGCTCGACCTGTTGGACGCGATCGAGAAGGAATTCTCGTTGCCGTTCCAGCCCGATCCACGAGTGAAGAACAAAGACCGGGGTTCGCCCCGTCTGACGAATTCCATGATCCCATAAACAAAGGAGCAAAGAGACAAATGAGCGATGTTGAATCCTTCCTCTTCGGAGGTGGCGGGAAAGCCGCCAAATTCGAAGCAGTCGGTGACGCTGTCGAAGGCACGATCACCGATGTACGTCTGACCCAGCAAACGAGCATGGAAGACAACTCTCCGTTGACGTGGGCTGACGGTTCACCGCGGATGCAGCTGGTCGTCACGTTGCAAACCGAACTGTCCGAAGGTGAGAACGACGACGGTGTCCGCAAGGTGTTCGCCAAGGGCGGCAACTATGAGGTGGCTTCGGGTGTCGGCAAGAGCCTCAAAGATGCGATCGCCGACGCGATGAAGAAGGCAGAGGTGAAGGAGATCAAGGAGGGTGGCACCCTCAAGGTCGCCTACACCGGCGAAGGCAAGAAAACGAACAGAGGGTATAGTGCCCCTAAGCTCTATCGTGCCTCCTACAAGCCACCGGTCCAGACTGTCGCCGCTTCCGACCTGCTCGACGACTTCTGAGATGACCCCACTGCCCACCACCTCCTGCGAGCCTTGGCCGCTGTATGTCGACAAAAGCGGCTACGGCAAGGTCAACCGCAAAGGGTGGCCAGCCCCCAAGCTGGCCCATCGGTGGACGTACGAGCAGGTGCATGGCCCCATCCCTTTGGGGATGGTGGTCATGCACCTGTGCGACAACCGTTCATGCGTCCGCCTTGACCACCTGCAACTCGGCACCCAGGGTGACAACCTGCGGATGGCCTACGAGCGGGGAATGCCAGCGCGCGGAGCAGCGCTGGACCCAGCCGCCGGAGGCCGCGCTTCGCGCGGCGAGAAAAACAACAATGCCAAGCTGACCGAAGACGACGTCCGCGCCATCCGCTTGTCATCCGACGGCTGCGTCACGCTCGCCAGGCGCTACGGCGTCACCAAGGCGACGATCGTGTTCATCCGCAACCGCCGGACCTGGAAGCACGTGGCCTGATGCACCGCCGCTTCGTGTTGCAACGTGACGTGGACGTCACCGGCGTCAGTGGGACCGGCGTCGTCGCCGAGGGCATCTTGTTCTCGGATGATGTCGCCGTGCTCCACTGGACGAGCCAGTGGCCGTCGTCGATCGTGCATTACGAACGGGGCATCGATTCGATCCTCCACGTCCACGGCCACGGCGGGGCGACCCGCATCGTCTGGATCGACGAGGACTGACATGGTGACGATCCGCACGCTCCAGCCCAGCGTGCGGATCGCGCTGCCTGAGAAGCGACGGTTCCGTTCGGTCTCGAACGTCAACCGCGACTACGTCCGCCGGTCGCTGCGCGACTTCCCACCGCCCACGCCACAGCCGACTCCGTGTCGGTTGTGGCAGGGCAGCCTCGACAGCAACGGCTACGGCAAGCGCAAGATGAAGCAGCCGGACGGTTCGTGGCGGATGATTTCGACGCACCGCTGGGTGATGGAGACGGTGTTGGGGCGGCGGCTGCGCAAGGACGAGGTGATCCTCCACGCCTGCGACCATCCCCTGTGCTTCAGGCTGGAGCATCTGTCGGTGGGGACGATGGCGTCGAACAATGCCGATGCCCGGCGCAAGGGCCGGGCGAAGAAGCCGCCGGTCAACCGGTTGCGCGGCGAGGCCAACGGGCGCAACAAGATCCCGCCGCGACTGTGGCCGAAGATCGTCAACACCTGGCTGGACGGGTCGACGGTGGCCTCGTTGGCCCGTCTGTACGACGTTCATCCGGCGACGATCTACAAGATCCTGCGGGAGACCCCGCTGCCTGAGCGGGATCGGTATCCACCGCACGCTCGGAAACGAGCCGAACAATCGCTCTCGGCGATCCGTGAGGCCCGCCGAGAGCGTACCACCCCTGTCAAGGAGGAGTGATGTTGATTCAGATGAGCCTGTGGCCGGACGTGGTCCCTGACCAGGAGGTATTCGTCAAAGAGATGACGAAGAAGCCACGACCAGTGGTGCACGTCCCGCACGCGACGTCGTGTCACTGCCCGTCGTGTCGGCGTCGCAGAACGTCGTAATGTGCGAAGGCCCAGGGGCGGGAACCCCTGGGCCTTCATTCAGTCCCTCATCGAAAGGACCAACGTCATGGACGACAATAGCAAGACCGGAACCCCCGACAACACGCTGTACTGCGTGGCCTGCGGAGGCGAGTGCCTCCACCCCGAGGCGGTGTACATCATCGCCCGCGGCGACAGCGGCGACGTGTTGAACGTGATCGCCATCTCCGTGCAGGATCGCGGCCCAGCCGAGCGGACCTTCCCCGATGCCGCGTTGGTCGAGCAGATCCATGAATCGGTGTCCTCGCGCGGGACGGTGATCGGGCGGCTGTACTCCTGCGAGTTCTGCCCGGCAACGTCGATCTTCACCGAGCGCTTCCACAAGGGGACGACCTACTTCGCCGGACTCGTGGCATCGTGAGCGCCTCCGAGCAACTCGACCCGATGTACATGGCGGCGTGTCAGTTCGGGATGCGTGGCCTGCGCGTCTTTCCGACCGAATCTCACGGCCACCGGCCGATCATCAGCGAATGGCAGCGCCAGGCAACCAACGATGTCGCCTGGATTGATCGCTCGTTCCAGGGCCGGGACGTCAATCTGGCGCTGTGCTGTGGCCCGCAGCTGAACACCTGGCCGGGATCGTTGTTGATGGTCGACATCGACCCGATCAACGGTGGCAAGGAGACGTTCAGGGCGTTGCAGGCTGAGCACGGCTGGGATGTGGGTGGTGTCCCGGTGCATCTGACGCCGTCGGGTGGGCGGCACTTGTTCTACCTGGTGCCTGACGAGTTGTGCATCACCGGCACGGACGTGTTGGGGCCGGGGATCGACCTGCGTGGTGGCCGGGCGGGCAACGTCGGCTGTGGCTACGGGATGCTGCCGCCGTCGGTGAGGCCGTCGAAGGTCACCGGCGAGTTGGTCAGCTACGGGGTACGTCCAGAGCGGGGGTTGCTGCACATCGACCCGCCGATGGCCCCGGAGTGGCTGCTGGGCCTGTTGCGGGCCTATCTGGAGCCTGCGAAGCGGACGGAGTCGTCGATGGAGCGTCATCCGTCGTCGCAGCTGCCGGGCGATGATCCGTGGTCGTGGGTGCGGGAGAATCTGTCATGGGAGACGTACCTGACCAGGCACGGCTGGCAGCCGGACGGGCCGTACTGGGTGAGGCCGGGCAAGACGCCTCGCGAGGGACACGCCGCGCAGCTGCACGACGACGGGCGATTCGCCTTCTGGTCGCAGACGGACATGCCCGCCGGGATGACCGCGCTCGGCAGCCGTCAGAGCGACGGCGGCTACTCGATCAGCTTGGCGGACTTCATCTGCGCGTACGAGGACGGCGGTGACCGTCAGGCGTTCGGTCGGCGGGTTCGCCGGGAGTTGATGCCTCCACCAGCACTTCCGCTCGCCCGAGAGGAGGTGCTGGTGGATGGTGAGCCGGAACCTATCGAGGAGGGGGGATCATGGTCGACACCTGTGAATCTGACCGGTTTCCTCGATGGCACGGCGGTGCTCGATCCGCCGTCGATCCTGTTGCGCACCGACGGGGTGGGCCTGTTCTATCCGGGGACGATCAACGGCATCCACGGCGAATCGGGATTGGGCAAGGGCTGGGTGGCGGTGACCGCCACTGCGGAGGTGATCCGGGCGGGCGGTGTGGCCGTGTACGTCGATTTGGAGGACACGCCGACGTCGATCACGACCCGGTTGCGCAACGTCGGCCTGACGGCCGAGGAGATCGCTGTCCGGCTGGTCTACCTGCGCCCGCAGGACCCGTCGTCGCCGAGTGAGATCGTCCGCCTGGTGCGGTTGTGCCGGGAGCGTCAGGCGGCGCTGGTGGTGATCGACAGCCTGGGCGAGGCGTTCGGCCTGGACTCGATCAACGAGGACAAGGACAACGAGGTGGCTCCGTGGCTGCGGCAGATCCCGCGGGCGTTGGCCGACACCGGGGCGTGTGTGCTGATCGTGGATCATGTCACCAAGACGGTGGACAACCCGCTGTACCCGAAGGGCAGCGCACGCAAGCGGGCCGCGGTCGGCGGTGCGGCGTACCTGATCGAGGCGGTGAAGCCGTTGACGAAGGGTCGGGGCGGGAAGCTGCGCCTGACGTGCGCGAAGGACCGCTACGGGTTCCACAGCCGGGGGGCTGTGGTGGCGGAGATGGTGTTCAACCCGTCGGGGCCGGACGACATGATCGTGCGGACCTTCCCGATGGCCGAGCAGGAACACCAGTCGCCGCAGGAACGCCAAGACGAAGAGGTGGCTGCCTGCGGGGTGGAGATGATCAAGGTGGCGAAGAAGCGTCGGGCACCGTTCACGAAGACCAGCCTGGTGACCGGGACGGCGGGTTGGGCGGCGACGATCAAGGTCGCCGCGTTCGATCTGCTCGTCGAGAACGGCCACCTCGACGAGGTGACGAAGGGCAAGTACAGCGCCCGTTGATCCCAGATGCCGTGGGCGTTCCCCCCTCTAGGGGGGGGAACGCCCAGAACGTTACATCCGAGCATTCTGGGAACGTTCCGAACGCTCGCATCACACCTGGTAGATCCATTCTCAGACCGTTCTGAGGTAGTCCGCAAAAACGTTCTGGCGAGGTGAGGTGCGACCTCAAAAACCCAGAATGGATCTACCAGGGGTGATAGCTCTCAGTGAGCAACAACCACAGAACATGAGGTTCGGATCACGAACTGACTCAGACCGACCATCCCAGCCCACAACATGTGACCCGCACCACGCCCCAATCGCACGTTTCACCTCAGGTTGACACTCGAGAACGCATGTTCGATCCGTGATCGCCGGAACCTCACAGAAATCGCTCTGACCTCGACTCCCCTTTACCTTCTATGGGTGGGTGCCGGGGGCCTATACACCCGGTCCACCCTGGTCGGTTCACCCACCCACCCACCTGATAGCATGGTTGCAGTGGTTCGGGGCAGTCCCGCCACTCCCGCTCTACTGGAAATCCAGTAGCGGGTGATCCGAGAGGAACCAAGACAATGGCACGTATCACGAAGGCCGAGAAGGACGCAGCCGCGAAGGCGGAGGCGGAGGCGAAGGCGGTGGCGGACGCGGCAGCGACGTTGGCCGCGGCACGGTTGAAGGCGACGGACGCGTTGGGCACGCCGGTGGCGCGTCTCAGCGAGCACGAGTCGTCCGCCAACGTCACGACGATGGATCTCAAGCGGGAGATCGGTTCGACCATCTGGTCGGGCTACCGCACGCTGGCGGTGGCGCTGGGTGAGAAGGACCCGACCGATGCCGACCAGACGTCAGACAACATCTGGTCGGACATCTGCAAGGCGTACGCCTTCGACCGTAAGCCCGGCGCTGGCAAGGTGTCGATGCTGGGTGGCAAGGTGCGCCGCGGCGTGTCGACGCTGTCGGAGGATTTCGACACGTTCCGCTACTGGTCGCACTACGAGGCGGCGAAGGCGGAGGCGACGGAGGCGGACGAGTCGCTGTCCCCCAACGTCCTGTTGCCGCGGATGCGGCGACTGGGTGGCGCGAAGGCGTCGAACCGCGCCGCGACGGAGTCCGTCGCCTCCGCCTTGTCGGCGCTGGGTGCCGCGTTGACGGACGACGGCATCACGTTGGACGCGGCGAAGGCTGCCAGCGCCGATGACGCGAAGGTCCGGACGAAGGCGTGGGACGCGCTGGGTGACTCGTGGCAAGACATGTTCGCCTCGTACTCCGACAAGATCGCCGCCTCCGACGTGGCGACGCTCCGAGCGGTGGCGCGGGTGTTCTCCGCCGCGGCCGATGAAAAGGCGAAGGCGGCGAAGGCGGCGAAGGCGGCGGCGCCCGCGGGTGCGACCGCGGAGAGCATCGCCATTGACGAGGCGGCGAAGGACGCGCCCGCGGGCGTCGACATCGCCGCCATTGTCGCCGCTGCCGTCGCGCAAGCGTTGGCCGCGTCGAAGGCTGCCGCCTGACCTAGGTGCGAGGCATCGCCTCGCCTCCCCAATCTGACAAGTGCCCCGCGTCCGACGCGGGGCACTTGCGCGTCCCGACTCATGCGCCAGCGCGCCTCTACTGGATTTCCAGTAGGCCGCTGGCGCATCGGCGCGCCCCGATGGCGGAGGCGTTCGCTTCGTGCGTTTGCCCACCATTGCCGCTCATTTCGGAGTGATCGAGATGATCGACCGACCAATTCAAGTTCCTCCCTCATTTGCTTCACCGATTTGCCCACCGACCAAGGCGAGCCGACGGCAGAACCATCTGAGGCTCCAACGACCAACAAGTCCCCGGCCTACTGGATTTCCAGTTGGGTCATTCACAGAAAGCAACCAACAAATGAAACTGTCCGATATCCCTGAGATCAACCCTTTGCGCGAGCGAGCCTGTACCGGCCATGAGTACCGCATGGCGGTCGAAGGTGACCTGGTCCGTACCGGCACGGTCGTCTATATCGACCTGCGCTGCCCGGTGTGTCACCGACCACGCGGTCTCCGCATGGTGCGCAAGTCGGAGTTGGGGATCACGTCATGATCAGGACCCACGTCCCCAACTGCGATGACTGCGGTCATCCAGCGTCGGACCACACCGTCGAGGAGGGCTGCAACCACTGCACCTGCCCGTCGTTGCTGGTCATCGCCGACCATGAGGCCGAAGCGCATCTGGCGCGGATGGCCCACTACGACCACTGGGCGCGCAAGCTGTCCACCCGCTGGGCGCGTCGCACCCGTCGCCACTTCACGACGGTGGTGGCCCGATGAGCACCGTCGAGTATCCCGACATCCTGGTCGGCGACCACGTCAAGCTGTGGTTCCACAACAACTCGCGGATCATCCGCGTCAACATGGTGCGCGTCTTCACCGACTCGTCCGGTCATCCGCAGGGACGGGTCGCCGGTCGGTACATCGCCACCGGACGGTTCGCCAACGTGCCGTACACGACCGGTCTCGTCGTCGTGTTCCGTCCGTTGACCAACGAGGAGATCTTCACGACCGCTGAGGGTCTCCGCCGTGACTGGACGACGGGGTGCCGCATCTGTGGTGCCCGGTGGGGCGACGAGTCCCCGACCGACCGTTCGCGCATCCTCGACCACCGTCCGGACTGCCGGTACGTCAAGACCCTTGCCGACATGCCCGGCTGACCCATCCACCAACCAACAACCAACACACACAAGGAGAATGCAATGAACAACGACACACCCATCACCCTCGACGAGGTGTTCGACGTCCGCGAGGCCGAGGCCCGCCAGGCAGCGATGGACAGCTACACGCCGCGCAAGAAGCTGCCGCCCGCGTCGAGGATGCCTGGCTACCGTGCCAAGCTGCGCGAGCGCAACGAGCGCGTCGCCACCGAGATCGCCCGTCCCGAGTGGACGGTCGAAGGTGCCCAGGAGTGGGAGGCGGCGCGTGCCGTCCGTGCCTACAACCAGGAGCGTGCCCCGGGGCGTGCTCTTGCCCACACCCTGCAGCTGGTCAACGACCTGCTCGGCGATGTGGCCGAGGGTGACGGCGACCCGGCCACGTTCGCCACGCTGACGATCCTCGTCGGCACCCTCGGCAAGCTGAGCCGCATCTAGCTCACACCTGAGCACAACATCCGGAATTTCCGGATGACATCATCAACACGTACGAAGCCCCCGGTCTACCAAGGCCGGGGGCTTCGTCGTTGTCCTGAAAGGCTTTCCATTCATGCCCAACGACCGACTGCTCGCCGTCTACCCGGACGGCACCTACCGCACCGTGCCCTGCACGTACGCGGGCATCAAAGACGGACTCCACGACGCGGTGTTCGACTACCTCAAGCTCGACGACGACGTCGGCATGTACATCGACGACGAAGGGATGCTCA